GGTGGATAGATTGAAACGGTCGCCTGTCTTGCGCGCCACATAGTATGTGCTGCCATCCGTCAGGCCCCCAATTTCTGTGCCGCCGTTCACATCATATGTAACGGGGTCGCCATCCTGAAAAGTGTTTCCTGTTACGGTAATAGTATCCGCATCAATCAGCTGCGTAATGACATTGACCTGATATACCAGATCGGTAGACCCGAATGAGTTCATACCAAGGAATGAGCCATTCCCACCGGCAAACCGCACCCGGTCCGCGCTTAGAGGGTAAACAAAGGCTGCCGTGGCTAGAGAAGTCGGAAGCGTTCCCGCCGTTGCGGTAATGGTCGCGGGGCTTTGTGTGGCAAGAGGAAATCCATGGTTTGGAAGATACGCCGTATCCGCCAAAAAGTTATTGGATACGTTGATGGGCAGGCAAAGAAATTCCGTCGATTGCGAGCTAAGTTGTAGGTAAGCACCCGTACTACTCGCAGCAACGCGAATACGGGTAGAGGCAATATTAATCCCGAAGTAATCGTAGTTCTCTACCGGGTTAAGTGGGGTTATCCACGGGGTTGTATTGCTCTGGGTGGCATACCCATCCGCATCAATAATAATGAATCGGTTGTTCGCCTGACTGCCCGTAAAGGGGTGCGCTGCGCGGAAATAAAAGTAGTCCGTAGTGCTTGTCAGGTAGGCGTTTTCGCCCTTGGCAAACGCCGATTTGGTAATGCCGCCACTGACCCCGTTTGAGGTCAGAGATTTTATCGTGCTAAGGGTTACGTCTGTATAAAGCCGGATTGTTGTAGAGTCTACCGCAACGACCCAATACGCCTTGTTGTAGGTCAACCCACCAATCGGGGTATTTGTAGTGCCGTCCCCCAAATAAGCCACCATCTGTCCGCTAGTGAAGCCGTGCGGCTCTGCAAACTCAATAGTGTTGGCACCGGTATCTACCGTGACCGTGCCTTCTTCGAAGTAAACAATGGCAGTTGTGTTGGGAGTGAAATCCCAAGGATATAAGCCCCCCAACGCAAACGGGATGGTTTCCCCGGTCGAGCTGTTGTTGGTATAACTCTGGGAATCGTTTTGGAAGTTATCCGGTTGCACCTGCGTCGAGGTGTTGAACGAAACTTCACCGCTGGCATAAGTATTGGCCAACGATAGGCTGGTTCCAGCAGTGAAGTTGGTGGGGTATTCGGTTGTTACCGTTAAGGTGCTCGGAGAAGCCGCATCTGTCACAATGCCGCCCACGTTGCGAAGCTTAAATTCCGTCCCAGAATACACGGACCCCGGAAAAAGCTGCGTGTAGGTTTCCAAGATGGAAGTCGTCACCGTTTGGGTCGCCTTGCACTTATAGGTGAAGGTCGTGTCGGATGGAACGCTGGAAACCACAAAACCACCATCCGCAGTTACGGTGGAGGTGCCAACCATAATGATCGGAGAACCGCGCTGGAAGCCGTGCGGGGCAGCGGTTGTTACCGTGATAACGTCACTGCCGTTGATCGCGGTGATGTCCGACAGTTCTAAGGTCTCGTCGCCGTTGCGCGCAAAGAAAGTTGGAATGTTTTTGGTAAGTTCCAGTGTTTCCCACTTGGTGGACTGCAAACCATATTCAAAGTCGGTGTCAATCAGGTTCTCGGGCTGCGAAACACGGAACTTCGAAACCGGGTCTGTAAAAGTGTCCGAAGGCTTAAAGGTCTGGTTGTCCGCTTCCACAAAAACCTGAAGAGGGTCCGTATCCGCCATCGCTGTCGTGTCGTAGGTCAGCGTGAGGGTGGTGGTGTAGTTGGTGTAATCAAACGAAATATCTGACAAGCCCTTTGAAGGGTCCGTGAACGAGTAGATAATTTCGTTATCGTTCATGTTGGTGATAAGCAGGAGACGTTTCTTAGCGTAAATGCCATCCAGCGTGACTGTCTTCTCCGAAGCGTCGAAGTCGTAATCAAAAACCAGATGCTTAGCCATTTTTAGCCCCCAAGTGCGATCGCAAATGCGACCGCCTGCTGATCAGTAACTGAGCGTACCGCCGGATAAGTCACGAAAACACGTTTCGAACCGGCCCCGAAGTTCACAAGTGCGTTGCTGTTGCTGCTGCTGTAAACCTCAACTCGGCTCAATGTATTCAGCGCAGAATATGTTCCGCGGCCAACCTCAAACGCACCGCTGTCGTCTTCAATCGTGTAATAAGTCTCATCGCCAACGGAAAAAACGCTTCCAAAAGCTTGAAAACCAGTCTCCGCACCGGCCAAGGTGACGTTCCCTGTGCCTGTCGAAGTGCTGGTTTCTTTGACACGATCAAAGACCTTAGCCATTTACGCAATCCGAATAATTGCGTTGCTCGCATCGGCGGTAGGGAAAACAATCTGGAAATCCCCCGCAGTGGACGTTTTGTCCGCCCCAAAATCCAGCACCACGATGGAGTCCGTAGTGCCGCTGCCGCCACCCGTAGTGGTGTTGTAAATCAACGCACCACGAGCCGTGATCGTTGCTGAGGTGAACGTAATGTCCGCGAAATCTGTCAGCGCAGTGGTGCCAGAAGTCGTCGGGGTTACGTTGGTCAGCGTACCGCCACCGGCCGAATAAGAACCCGACGCCAGCACCTCGTTGGTGGCAGTGTAGTTCGTCGTAGCTGCCGTAAAGGAAGCGTTGTTATCGTACAGCGCAATCTTGAAGGTGTGGCCAGTGCTGTTAGTAAAGTCGTGCTGCGCCTGAAGCAGTTGCTGCTTAAAGGACGTACACATGAAGTTGCCAGTAAAGGCCATGTCAGAGCCTCCTTATGAGTTCAGCGAGTTCCGGATGCCCCGCATCATTTAAGGCATTATACACAGTCGTCCGGTCGCTGTGAATTGCCTGTTTCAGATAGAGTTCCACAACGGCCGCAAGGTGTTTCCGAAACGCGCGGGCTTGCTCACGTATAGCAGGGTGCGCTGTGTCAGAAATGGATACGATCTGCGTGGCCGCCTGTTCCGCCAATTCGGCCGCAGTAAAACCGCGTCGGCTTGTCGTCCGAACCGTGACAACGGGGGTGTCCTTGGGTAGATTTAAGAGCCCTACGGTCATTGCTTAACCCGAATAACCTTTCCCGTACGATATTCGTCCGTAACTTCTTTTGCTTCGCCCAGAATCTTGATGCCAACAAGAGCCTCTTGGAAGCGCGAGTTGTACATCGCCATAACGTCCTGCTCGCCCTTCATGTAGATATACGCCTCAATCAGCGAGCCGTAGAGCATGGCCAGTTCAGCGTTTTCGCTGAGCCACGTTGTTCCGTTCTCGGCGCCCGCAGTGAGGCTCGCCGGACGGTAAAAATAATGAAGCTCTGCCGTGTAGGCCGCATCTGGGGTGGGCGCCAACAGGAAGTTGTTTACGTCAAACACCGCGTAGTAACGCGGTTCCCCCGTGGTCGTCGAATCCGGGGTGAAGCTCTGCAAAAAGCTAGGATCCTTGTATTCGATAAACAGCCTGTCACCGTCAACTCCGCGCAAGCTGAGCGAAAACGGAGCCAAATAGTCCGAAGGCACCGCCAAAAACGGATTGCTGACTGTGACCGCCGCCTGCGCATTCTTTCGGAACAAGCTGAGCTGTACGCCCTTTAGGATCCGTTCTTCCGCCTGCCGGATGAACAGAGGAAGGTTGTTTACGAACGAAGTCTCGTCGTTTTCCGTATAATCTTGAATGGCCTGCTTCAGCTGCGCGTATGTAAAGCTCATGTCGTCACCACCGTAACTTGGCCCACCTGTCCAAAAGCCTGAACGGGGCGAAGATTAGGCGCATCCACAAGAGGAACGCCCACAAAAACCAAAAGGGGCTCAATTCGATCCGGTCGCGGGTTGCGCAACGCCTCCGGATCAACAACTTTTCGCCGCGGCTCCAGTTGAGGATGTTTTACCTCAAACTCGTCCGGACCAACGAGCATTCCCGTCCACTCTTTGCGCATCTCGTTAAGCCTGTAACGTTGCCCAGAGCGGTCAGAAATACCGTATGCGTTTTTCCCGGACGCAAACTTTGCCATCAGCGATACCCTACATACGGAACAAGCTGCAACGAGGCCCGATCGCGGTCCTCGGACATTGCCCGATCCAGCTCCTCTTCGTAAACAGCCTTCAAGATCTGTAGACGTTCCGGAGCCCGTTTAATGGCGATATAGTAAGCAAGTCCTGCGGCCAAAGCCGGATAAAACCGAAACGGCATCTGCATCGTATTCGTCGCAGAACTTGCGTCGTCCATACGAACAAGACGGTCAAAAATAAGAACGTCTGTGCTGTTATCCGGCGTAGGCCAAACCTTCAGAATCGGCGTGATCTGACGGTCCACAAAGAATTGAGAAACGCGCGACTGGGTCGTCTTGGTCGGAATGTTGAGATATTCCTCCCGGCTAAGCCGGTCGATTCCGTAGTCCACACCATCGCGACGAACCACTACGGAAAGAATGTCGATCGTGTCCGCACCCAAACTGTACTCTCGCGTACCCTGCGTCACGGTCACAGTCGTCTGCTGAATTGTCCACTGGTTCAGGCCTCGGTTTGCCCAATCCGCCAGAAGGAGGTTCAGTGATCTTTTTGCCGTGCGGATGTCATAACCGGTTCGAGCCTCCAAGCCGCAACGCTCGAAAGCCTCTTCGATATACTCAGTGACGTCCAGCTCAAACGTCTTGGTGCCCGAAACAGTCATTCTTTTTTCTTCCGGCGCTTAGCGGGTTTCGCGGTTTTCGCAGATTCTCGAAAAGCCTCTGCGCTGGGAGCGCCCTTGCTCCCGGGCTTGCGCATCTTCTCCCCGCTACCAGCGGCAATTCGCTTCCGCTTCGCGTGGATGTTTGCGTAAAGACCCCTAGCCATCACTTGCCCTTTTTAACCATGCCGCCGCCGCGCATCTTCTTAACCATGCCGCCGCCGCGCATCTTCTTAACAGCGGCTTTGTCTTTTTTCACCATGCCGCCGCCGCGCATTTTACGAGGTTTCATCGCCATCGGTCAGTCTCCTGTAGAGTTCCGCTCTTCTGGCGTAAATGCCGTCAGAGTCATAAAGGCCGTCATATGCCGCATAATACCCCTTTTTGTGGAGTTTGTCTGCGGCAACATGGAGCTTAGTCAATCGCTGAACAAAAATCATCGCATAAGTTTCGTCGGTCCCGGCCTCGAACGACACGTCCTCCACAAAGTCATTCGGGTCGTCGTCCGGATGAAAACCCATCACCCAGAGGTCTTTGTCGATGAAAACCCCCTTTGCGACAGCCTCGTTCACGCCGTCCAAATATTGGTGAAAAGTTTCCGGGTCGCGGTCTTCCGCAAGATCTACGATGATGACAAGGTCAAACGCGTCGTCAAACTGAGACAAAGTCGACCAGAGGCACTGATAATTGTGCTCATACTTGAAAATAAGCGAAACGCGGTCCTCGGACCACGCTTTCTTGGCGTAAGGGCACGGCGGAAGCCCGTTAAAATGATTGGACGGAGCTTCTAAGACTTGAGCGGACCAAGCCAGAATTTCTTCTACAATGGCTCTTTCCTTAGGGGCACTGAAAAAAGAAACATTCATCGAGAGCCAAATCCGATCAAGAAATCGACGAACGAGTCGCTGTTCATAAGCCCCATAACAACAACCGCCCCGACGAGCATCCATTTCGCCTGAAAAA